TTATTGACACCATCCTCGGCTTGATGTTTTTCGCGTCACTGTTTTTGATTTGGCTGGCGCTGGCAGTTTTTCTGCCGGGGATTTAATCTTATAACTTATAACTGACAACTGGAGGAACTTATGACTGATGACCGCAACCGCGAACTGGCAACTAAACTGAAACTGGCACAACAACGTGAGACCGCTGCAAAACAGGAGCGGCTTGCAGTTGAGGAGGAAATCCTGACGGCTTACGCTGACGAGATTAAGCCTGAAGGGACAAATAATTTAGGGCCCTTTAAGATTGTAACAGGTTACACCCGCAAATGGGACAATGACAAGCTGAACGAGCTCGCGACTCGTATCAAGCCTGAATTTTTCCCGTTTGCGGTGCAGTACAAGGAAAACACTAAACTGACTAAATCTATTGAAACCGCGAACCCTGAACTTTACAACGAGCTGGCAACCGCACTGACACTGAAACCGAAAAAACCGAGCATTAAACTGAACCAGGAGGCCGCATAATGTCATTATCTTTAAGTAGTATTCAAACGGGGAAACAACTTGATAGGCCGGTAAAGATTCTTCTTTACTCGCCGGAAGGCTGCGGGAAGAGTACCTTTTGCGCGGGGTGCCCGGACCCGATAATGATTTTGACTGAGGATGGAGCGTCCGCAATCGACGTTCCCAAGTTTCCGGTAGCCAACAAATTTGATGAAATCATCGATGCTATTGGAGTGCTCTTCTCAGAAGAGCACAATTTTAAGACTGTCTGTTTGGATTCTCTGACCTGGTGTGAGGTGCTGGCAGGGAAACAAATATGTTTGGAAAACGATATTAGTAGTATCGCTGCAATCCCTTACGGCAAGGGGTATGCGGATGTCACAAGCAAGGTTGTTGAAATCCTTGCCGGTCTGGATGCTCTTTTCCAGCATAAAAAAATGAATGTCGTAATAACAGCGCATTCAGAGGTGATTGAGCATCAAGACCCTCAGTTGCCGGATTCCTATAACCGTTACACCCTTCGTTTGGACAAGCGATTGCGCGGGCGGGCTATTGAGTGGCCGGATATTGTTGCTTTTGCAAATTTCCAGACACTTTTACAGGATAAAGGGTCAGGCTTCAAGCAGTCTAAGCATGGTGTCGATTTTGGTAAACGATCTATGTATCTCGTAAGAAGCGCGGGTTTTGACGCAAAAAACAGATACGGTTTGCCTAAAGAGATTCCTTTTGATGCGGCTGTTTTCTGGAAAACCTATAACGAAACTATTAACCCTACTACACAACTGGAGGAAAACTAAATGACTTACTCAACTAACACCGCTGAAAATTTGGACGATTTTGATTTTGGTTGCAATTTATCCGAAGTTGAGGACACCAGTGAATACACCCCAATTCCTGCGGGCGATTACCTTGTCGCAGCGACTCAAATAACGCTTGACGACAATCGGGCCAGAACCGGGAAAATCATTAAAGTTACCTTTACCGTAACTGAAGGCAATTATGCTGGTCGAATGATTTTTGAAAACTTTAATGTACAAAACCCTAACCCGAAAGCGGTCAGCATTGCTCTTCAGAACATCAAGGCTTGGTGTATCGCTTGCGGTTTAACCGGCAATGAGCACCTTACAATGGGGATGGTGCGGGGTCTGATGGGTCAAGAGTTTTTGGCAACAGTCAAAATCGACCCGGCAAAAAACGGTTACGATGCTCAAAATCGGATTAAGAAGTTTGCTAAACTTTCCGGGACTCAGGCCGCCCCCGTAGCAACCCATCTTACACCCGCACCCGCTTCTGTTTCTCAGCCTGTATCCGCTTCAACTGCTCCTGCTCCTGCTGCTGGGAAAAAGCCTTGGGAGATGTAAAAGGTGAAGCCTAGACCATATCAACAAGAAGCTATCGACGCTGTTTTCGACTGGTGGACAGTACAGAAAAGACATGGTGAAAACCCCTGTATCGTGCTTCCAACCGCATCCGGTAAAACCGTCATTTTCTGCTTGTTAATCAAAAGATTGATTGCTGACTATCCCGGAACCAAGATTTTAATTTTGGCACACCGGAAGGAATTAGTCAGTCAGGCAGAAGATAAGCTCTTGTCGATATGGTCTGATGCCCCAGTTGGTGTTTATGCTGCGTCTTTGGGGCGAAGAGAGGTTGGGACTATAACTATTGCCAGTCGCGACACCATCGTTAACCATTTAGACGATTTAGGGAAAATTGATTTAATCCTAGTTGATGAAGCTCACCATATAGCCCCAGAAGCCGAATCAAGATATCGGAAAATAGTTGATACTTTGACCGTCGAAAACCCCCACCTGCATGTGTTGGGTTTTACTGCGACCCCCTACCGTAAAGCTCAGGGCTACATCTATGGTAACAGCGATAAGCATTTGTTCCAAGGCGTGGCTTACGAAGCCAAAATGCTCGACCTGATTAAGCAGGGATATCTGACCCGGATTACAGCAAAGTCAGTCAATAGTGAAGCTATAGCTGATTTAACCGGGGTGAAAACCACCGGCGGGGATTTCAATATCAAAGGGTTGGAGAGTGTTGTCGCTAAACTCAACATCATAAATGCTTGTGTCTCAGAATGGGAGCGGTTGGCATCTGACCGCAAAGCGACAGTCTTTTTTTGTGTGACAGTTCTTCACGCAATGATGGTCAGTGAAGAGTTGTCAACTAAAGGGTACGACTGCCCTGTAATTACCGGGGATACGCCGAAAGATGAACGACAGCAGATATTAGATGATTTTCAGGCAGGGAAATATATCGGGTTGGTAAACGTCGTTATTTTGACGGAAGGGTGGGACTGCCCTGTTCTGGATTGTATCTGTTTAATGAGACCGACTAAGTCATTGTCGCTTTATATTCAAATAGTCGGTCGAGGATTACGATTGTATCCGGGGAAAGAGAACACGCTTTTGTTGGATTTTGGTGGCTGTCTTGAGCGTTTCGGGCCGATTGATCGGGCTAGACCAGCAGAGAAAAAAGGTACTGGCGCGGCAATAATGAAAGAGTGCCCGGAATGTAAAGCCTTTATCTATGCCGGGTTCGTACATTGTCCTGAGTGCGGGCACCTTTTTGACAGCGGGATTATATGCGAGAAATGTCAGCAACTTAACGATGCCAGAGCGGTTCATTGTTTTGAATGCAACCATCTTTTAAGAAAAATTGAAGATAAAGCCTCAACCAAGGCGGTGTTATCAGACGAGATAGAACCAGATATCGTTAAAGTTGAAGTTTCAGAGATAAAAGCCTTTACTCAAAAATCTAAAACATCAGGGAGAGAGTATTTAACAATTTCTTTCTCTGACGGAGTATTCCAGACTTATTACAAACGATTGATGATTGGTTATCCGGGGTATGCCGGGCTAAAGGCTGCCAAGGAATGGATGGCGTTAACCAGAGAGAATATAGCCTTGCCTGAGACCCCTAATGAAGCTGTGAGTTGGATCAATGAAGCCCCTCAAGGGACTATCTTAAAACCAGTAACCGCCATAGAAGTAGACATGAGCTCAAAATGGCGCGATATCGTGAGGTTTAATATCAATGGAGCAGCGACTGTTTAACGACATCTACACAAATGTTGATGCAACTGAAAAAGATAGTAAACCCCGCGCGCATCTGGGGGCCAGCGTTATCGGCGGCAACGATGACCGAAGTATTTGGTTTAAATACAGGTGGTCGTTACCGAATGATTTTACTCCGAGGATATTACGCCTGTTCCGTTTAGGCAATATTCTCGAAGATGAGATTATCAGTATCTTGCGAAAAATTCCCGGCGTAATGGTTTATTGCCAAGATAATATGAAAGAGCAGTTTAATTTTTCAGAATTGTCCGGGCATTTTTCAGGGAGCATTGACGGGGTAATAACTGGAGTGCCGGAAGCCCCAAAAACGCCGCACCTCTTAGAGTGTAAATCAGCCAGCAAAAAACAGTTTGATGCTCTGGTTAAACTTGGTGATTACTCTAAATGGAAAGCGAATTATGGGGCTCAAATACAAATCTATATGGGGGCTTTTAATTTAAGCAGGGCATTAGTAGCTGTTTATTGTAAAGACACATCTGAGCTTTATTTTGAGCGCATTAAAGTAAAAAAAATGGATTTTCCGGCAATGATCGCTAAAGCTGAGAGGATTATCACCGCAACTGAGCCCCCTGAAAGTTCCTGGCCGAATGAACAGTATTATGAATCTCGGTTTATGAGTGAAGAGGCTCAACTTATCTATTGGGGTCGCAATCCGCCGTTAACGAAACATTGCCGTAATTGCAAATATAGTGAACCCTGCTTTGAGATTGAAGGGGCCTACTGGAAATGCACTCCGCAGAACAAACTTTTAGACCGAGATGCACAACTCGAAGGTTGTAAAAATCACGAATGGTTGCCCTGTTTTGAATAAAAACGAATTTGTATCACTAAAAATTCTTCAGGCTCGTAAGAATAAAATGGGACAACCCCCATTAAAATGCAACGCTTGTTTCCACCACATAGAGCTTAATTCTGGGGATTTTTGCAGGTGCGTGGATAAGCCAATCTACAACACGGGAAACGCCGATAATTGTCAATTTTTTGTGGCTATGGATTGGGACATTATTAAACATTTTAATCATAACTAATAAACTGAATAATTCCACGCGGTGCCCGGCTCCG